ACGTTCGAGTATTCCCACGAGGGTGCTTGGGCGATGAAGGAAGAGGTTGATGGCTCTAAACTCATACAGCGCGCTTAAAACGAGCATCGCGGACTGGCTCAACCGTGACGACCTCACGGCAGTCATCCCCGACTTTATCTCTCTTGCTGAATCCCAGCTTGAGCGTCGCATACCGACGCAAAAGATGGTGAAGCGCGCCAACGCCACGATTGATACGCCATTCTCGGCGCTGCCGTCTGACTTTTTGTCTTGTAAGTCCTTGGTGCTGACGTCTACCGCTCCGGTTCAGCCTCTGGTGTTTCTCACCGAAGATGAACTTGATTCAAAGAAGTACGTCTACCGCACCACCGGGAAGCCGCAGTATTTTGCTCTGGTCGGAAACCAGATCGAAGTATTGCCGGCGCCCGACACCAGCTACACGGCAGAGCTGACGTATGTGGCTACGCTTGCGAAGTTGTCTGACAGCAATACCTCTAACTGGCTGCTCGAGCGTCACCCAGATGTTTACCTATATGGTGCGCTGCTGCAGGCTGCCCCGTACCTGCGCGACGATGAGCGCGTAGGGACGTGGGCTTCGCTTTATGATGCAGCAGTGGGCGACATTATCCTGCAAAACGAGCGGGCCGCCTTTAGCCAAGGGCGCTCTGCCATGACTGTTAAACCGACGAGGGTGATCCCGTGAGTGCATTTTCAAACTATCTTGAGAACAAGATTCTTCTTCACGTTCTCTCTAACACTGCGTACACCTCGCCGACGACCGTGTACCTTGGGCTGCACACCGCAGACCCAACGGATGCCGGCACCGGGACTGAGGTAAGTGGCGGCTCGTATGCGCGGCAGTCGTTTGCCTCAACGATTTCCGGCAACGCCGCGAGCAACACGAGCGCCATTGAGTTCCCGACCGCTACGGCGTCGTGGGGTACGGTCGGCTGGGTTGCGGTCTGGGACAACCTGTCCGGCGGCAACCTGCTGTTCCACGGTGCGCTGACCGCGAGCAAGACCATCGCGTCGGGGGACGTGTTCCGTATCCCGGCTGGTGATCTCGACATTACGCTGGACTAATTGATGGCAGGCTACGGTTCCGGTTTATACGGCCGTGGCAGGTATGGCATCGACCCGAAGGAGGGCGCTGCCAGTTTAAACGCGGCCGCCTCGCTCTCTTGCGTAGGCGTGAGGGTGCGGCTTGGTGCCGCGGCATTAAGTGGTGCCGCGACGCTGACGGCGACGTGCAATCGGGTGCAGCCCGGCGCGTCGTCCATGGCCGCAACGGCGACGCAGACTGCCGCGGCGGTGATCGTAGAAGACGCCTCGGCGTCTCTTGCGGCCTCTGGGTCGCTGTCGTGCTCGGCGCGCATAGTACGCGACGGTGCGGCGGCGATGGCCGGTACGGCCTCTCTGGCGGCCAGCGCGCTGCGTGTGCGGCTAGGGGCCGCAGCAGTCTCTGGCGCGGCCACGGTCGCGGCAGACGCGCTGCGGGTGCGGCTGGCTTCCTCGGCGATGTCTGGGGCGGCCACCGAGACGGCGGCGGGCGTGCGGGTGCGGATTGGGGCGGCGGCGCTGTCTGGCGCCGCGTCCCAGACGGCAACGGCGAACGTCGTCTACATCGGCGCCGCGGCGTTCTCCGGCTCGGCTGCCTTGGCGGCGTTTGGCGGGGTCATCCAGTCGGCGTCGGCTGCGTTTGCTGGGGCGGCTGCGTTGTCGGCCGCGGGGCGGCTGAAGTGGGAAGTTGAGCCTGACACGGCAGAGCGTTGGACGCCGCTGGCCGACACGGCGGAGAGCTGGAGCGCGGCGAGCGATACGGCCGTCGCCTGGGGCGCGGTGGCGGACACTGCAAAGACATGGGCGCCGGTCGCTGACACGGCGGAGACCTGGACAGAGAAGACACACCCGGCCTATCTAGAGGCCGCTTGAGGTAACGACATGGCTGATACGACAACCACCAACCTTGGACTGACGAAGCCGGAAGTCGGCGCGAGCGCAGACACCTGGGGCGGCAAGATCAACACCAACCTCGATCTTGTCGACGGGATCTTCACCGGCGCGGGCAGCGGCACCTCGGTTGGCCTCAACGTCGGCACCGGCAAGACGCTGACAGTTGCCGGGACGCTGACTGCTTCAGGTACGGCGACCTTCTCCGCAAACCCCACCCTCTCCGCAGGCACCGCCAACGGCGTGCTGTATCTGAATGCGTCAAAGGTGGCGACGAGCGGGAGTGCGCTGACGTTTGATGGGACGAAGTTGGGAGTTACAAACGGTCAAATTACGCAGCAAGGCGCAATTTCAACAGGCGGCGCAAACGCTACGATTTTGGCAAATGGCTCCGGTCAAGCGCAGTTGTGGGCGCTTGGTGCAGACGCATCAACTCGCGGAACGTGGAATTTAATTGCTGCGCGGTCTGATTTGTCTAGCAGCATTGAAGTGTTGAAGTGCGATACGTCGGGCAATCTTATCGCCTCCGGCAACCTCGGCCTCGGGGTCACGCCGATAGCCAGCACCGGCAGATTACAAGTTCAAGGTGAAAATGCGTCAACCAGTCTTGCTGGTGTTCCAACAGTTTCGTTTTTGGATGGAAACGCTAACGACGAATACAGCATTCTGCGTTTTGGGACGTCAGCAAACGGTTCAATAGCGGTTATTGGAGCAAAGGCCACAACAACCGGCGCATATCCCTCATCGGTCGGCCAGTTAGAATTTGGCGTTCAAAACGGAGCGTCAACAACAAATGTTGCAACGATGACCGCCTCCGGCAACCTCGGCCTCGGGGTCACGCCAGCAGCCGGTGTACGATTTGATGTTCGTAACGATTCTACGACCACGCTTGCTGATATGCGTAATGCTAACGCAAGCGGATTCGGCATTTATATCGCTGCCGGTAGTTCATCGTCTCAATATGTTCAGCGATGGGCAGATTACAACAACAACGCTTTAGCGACGCTGGATGCGAGTGGGAATTTGCTGGTTGGTGCTACAACCGGCTCAGAAGCGGTTGAAGTAACGCGCAGTGGAGGTACAAGCGCCGGACTCGTTCTAAACCAAACCGGAACATCGGGTCGCAAGTACATCATTTCCTCAACCGGCACGGGATACGGCTCTGCTGGTAACTTAATTTTTTATGATGCCACGGCGTCACAAGAACGCGCACGCATCACGAGCGGGGGTGATTTGCTGGTTGGTAAGCAAGCCGTCGATTCTTCGGTGGCCGGATGTGAAGTACAGTCAACTGGGCAATATGTTGGAGTAAGAAACGGACTTCTTGCACTTTTCAACAGGCTGACGACTGATGGAGATTTAATTAGTTTTCGGCAGGATGGTACGGAAGAAGGCTCAATTTCCGTCTCCGGCAACACCGTCTCCTACAACGCCTTCGCAGGCTCTCACTGGTCACAACTGCAAGACGGCAGCAAGCCGGACATCCTGCGCGGCACGGTGATGGAGTCTATTAACGAACTGTGCGTGTGGCCGGGTGAACAGAACGAGCGTCTGCCAAAGTCCAAGATCAGCAACACCGCTGGCAGCAAGAAGGTCTACGGCGTGTTTATGGCGTGGGACAACGACTGGTCAGAGACGAACGATATGTACGTCACGGCGGTCGGTGCGTTTATCTGTCGCGTCAATGGCAGCGTCACGGTGCAGGAAGGCGACCTTCTGGAATCGAACGGCGACGGCACAGCGCGAGTACAGGCTGACGACATCATTCGCAGCAGCACCATCGGCAAAGTCACAAGCACGGTAAAGACGCACGAGTATGACGATGGCTCGTACTGTGTCCCCACTGTGTTGTACTGCGGTTAAGGTGGCCAAATGAACACCGGCCTACTGATCCTCTATGTCCTGCTGCAAGCCGCTGACGTTTACACGACGCTTACGGTACTCAAGCAAGGCGGGCGGGAACTGAACCCCGTGCTGGCGAAACTCTTTGCCAAGTTCGACCCGCTGGCCGTGATGGTCGGCATCAAGTTGGTCGGCGTGTGGGCGTTGTGGTACGTCGATATGTGGATGCTCACGCTCGCGGCGTGTGTCGTGTATGCGTATGTCGTTAATCGCAATTATTGGGAAATCAAAAAATGATTGAATACAACTGGAACATTTCCCGCCTAGACTGCCTGCCGCAGTCCGAGCAGGGCGCGGATTACGTCATCGTGGCGCACTGGCAGTGCAATGGCTCCGAGGATAACTACAGCGGATCGGTCTACAGCACTGCATCCTTCCAGCCGTCGGGCGAATCGTTTACGCCATATGCTGATCTGACCAAAGACCAGGTGCTCGGGTGGATCTGGGCGAGCGGTGTAGACAAGGACGCCACAGAGGCGGCGGTCGCGCAGCAGATCGAGAACCAGAAGAACCCGCCGATTGTTTATCCTCCATTGCCGTGGGTGCAGTAATGCAAGATATCGAATTGAAGATTGAACTTTCAGAGGCCGTGGCAATCGTCAATATGCTGGGTCAGTTGCCGACATCCTCCAACGCGCATGGCTTGTGGTTAAAATTGCGCGAACAGGTCGAGCCGCATCTGCCGAAGGAAGAGAAGAAGGAGCCGTGAAATGTCGGAGCAGGATCAGACCGTGGAGCTAGCCCTGCTTCGTAAAGACATGGAGCTTTTACAGAGCGACATGGCAGAAGTTAAGGGCGACCTTAAAAAGCTCGCCGACGCATGGTCTACGGCAGAAAATCTTGTTGCATTTGTAAAGTGGCTTGCGGGTCTTGCGGCGGGCATCGGGTTACTGGTCGCCTTCTTCAAGGGCTTTATTATCCCAACAAAGGAGTAACGCCTTGGCGTTAATTCCGCTCAACATCCAGCCGGGCGTATATCGCAACGGCACCGACTACCAAAGCAAGGGCCGATGGCGTGACGCCTCGCTCGTGCGGTGGTACGAGAACACCATGCGCCCGGTGGGCGGGTGGCGTAAGCGAGCCTCTGGTCAGCTCACGGGCAAGTGCCGTGGCATCCTGGCGTGGCGCAGCAACGCCAACGCACGCTGGATCGCTTTGGGCACGCACAGCAAGCTCTACGCCATGAACGAGGCGGGCACCATAACGGACATCACGCCTGCTGGGTTTACGGCTGGCAACGCCGACGCGGTGCTGAACCTTGGATATGGCGGAGGCCCTTACGGGCTGTTCTCTTACGGCACCCCGCGGCCTGACACCGGCACGGTGACGCCAGCCACGACGTGGAGCCTCGATAACTGGGGCGAGTTTTTGCTTGCCTGCTCGAACGCAGACGGCAAGATCTATGAGTGGGACTTGAACACGGCCAACGACGGCGTGGCGCTAGCCAACGCCCCGGTCAGCAACAAGGGCGTTCTCGTTACCGCGGAGCGCTTTGTGTTTGCACTTGGCGCTGGCGGTAACGCCAGAAAGGTTGCATGGTCTGACCAAGAAGATAACACCATGTGGACGCCCGCGATCACGAACCAGGCGGGCGACATTGAGTTGGAGACGGTTGGGTCGATCGTCGCCGGGAAGCGGCTTCGCGGCGTAAACTTTCTGCGCAGGCCGTGGCGGCCGTTGAGTCTGTCGCGTATTGGTGGTCTCCGGCTGGCTTCTTTACCTATGACGGCTTCGTCCGCCCGCTAAAGTGCGACGTGCTTGATTACGTCGCCAACAACGTATCTCAGGCGCAACGCTCCAAGGTGTACGCGGTAGCCAACAACCAGTTTGGCGAGGTGTGGTGGTTTTACCCGTCGGCCTCTAGCAACGAGGTTGACTCTTACGTCGCGTATAACTACCGCGAGGGGCACTGGACGATTGGCTCTCTCGGCCGCACGGCTGGGACAGACCGCGGCGTGTTCAACTACCCGCTGATGGTGTCGAGCGACGGATACGTCTACGAGCATGAGGTCGGCGTGAGCTACGACGGCTCCACGCCGTATGCACAAAGCGGCCCGATAGAGCTTGGTGGTGGGGATCGCATCATGATGGCGCGTCAGTTGATTGCGGACGAAAAGACGCAAGGCTCTGTCGGCGTGCAATTCTTGACAAGTTTTGCCCCAAACGGCTCGCAGACGACAAAAACGTATACCATTGACTCCATCTATACGCCCGTGCGATTTACGGGTAGGCAGGTAGAGATGAAGGTTACGGGCGATTCAATGACAGACTGGCGGGTTGGCATGATGCGCCTAGATGCGGTCGCGGGCGGTGAGCGATGAACCACGAAGAGGTTGAGGGGCTGGAGTACGTCACGCCGTTTCGAGAGCTGATTGAGCGTGCGCTCGCCGAAGGCTACGGGCAGATGAACTACGCCGACGTAGTGGAAGGATTAAAGAGAGGCGAGTATCAGTTTTGGTCTTCGGAAAACTCTTGCGTCATCACGACGATTGATGTTTTCCCAAGATTAAAGCAGCTCACTGTCATCATCGGCGCGGGTGACTTGAGGGAGATTGACGAGATCATCCGCCCGGCGCTTGAAGAGTGGGCACGGCACATTAACTGCGACACGATGCTAATCATGGGACGACCCGGTTGGCAGCGTGCTCTGGAAGGCTACAAACGCACCGCGGTGGTGCTCGAGAAGAGACTATGAGCAAGCTTTTTAGTTCCAAAAAGACAGAAACCGCAAAGACGGAGATTGACCCGCAGGTCTATAACCGCATTTTGGAGAACCTCCAATTTGCGGAGCAGGTCGCTGCGATTCCGTATGAGCCTTACCGTGGCATGATGGTCGCGCCGTTTACACGCGACTACATGGCAGGCGAGGAGATGACGCGGCGCATTGCTCAGGAGGGCGGCTTTGTCCCAGAGATTGAGCAGGCCGCTCGGGCGGCGCAGCAGGCCCTCGGCTACCAGCCGGAGCGCATTAGCGCAGAGCGTATCGGTGCATCGCTAATGGGTGGCCCTGAGCGCGTCAGCGCCGGACAGGTTGGTACTAAGTTTTCGGCCAAGAATATTGGCGCCTCCCTTGCCGGTGGCCCCGAGCGTGTGAGGGCTGGCAGGGTGGCCGCGCCGGCAGCGGCGCAGCAGATTAGCGCCGGGCAGGTCGGGACTAGGTTTGCCCCAGAGCGCATCCAAGCGGAGCGCATCGGAGCATCGCTTGCTGGCGGCCCGCGGATGGTCTCTGCCGGGCAGGTAGGCACCACGTTTGCGCCTGAGCGCATCGGCGCTGGCCGCGTCGGCACGACGTTTGCGGCGCGTGATGTTTCTGCGCCTGGCGCCGCGCCGATGGCGCAGGCGGCCTCCTTCCTTGGCCGCGACGTTGGCGGCGACCTGAGCGCCTACATGAACCCGTACCAGCAGGGGGTAGTTGACGTCGGGCTGTCTGACATCGACCGTGCGCAGGAGCAGGCGCGGATGCAGCGCGCACAGCGTGCGACTTCGGCGCGTGCCTTTGGCGGGTCGCGTGCTGCGATTGAAGAAGGCATCGCCGCCGGCGAGGCGGCGCGTGAGCGCAATCGGTTTGTTGCCGAGCAGCGCGCACAGGGATTCCGAGAGGCGGCCGCGCTGCGAGAGGCGGACGTTGGCCGGCAGCAGCAGGTCGCGCTTGCCAATCAGTCGGCGGCGCAGGAAGTGATGCGACTCGCGCAGGCGGGCCAGATCAGCAACCAAGAGCGTGACATGCGCCTTGGTCAGCTCGGCCTCACGGCAGAGACGACCAACGTGCAGGCCGATCTTGAGGCGGCACGGGCCAATCAGGCGGCGCAGCAGGAGGCGCAGCGACTCGCGCTGGCCGGGCAGACGACCAACGTGCAGGCGCAACTTGAGGCAGAGCGTGCCAACCAGGCGGCGGTACAGGAGTACATGCGCGCCGGGTTGACCGCTGAGCAGGCGAACCAGCAGGCGCAGATGGACGCGGCTTCGCGTAACCAGCAGGCGCAGCAAGAGGCGCAGCGGCTTGGGCTTACTGCCGAGACCACGAACGTGCAGGCTGCTCTTGAGGCCGCCCGTGCGAACCAGCAGGCGCAGGCCGAGCGTGAAAGGCTGGCCGCGCAGACCGGGCAGTTTAACGTGCAGTCTGGCCTTGAGGCTGCTCGCGCTAACCAGTCGGCGGTTCAGCAGTACATGCAGATGGGCCTCAGTGCAGAGCAGGCAAACCAGCAGGCTCAGCTTGACGCGCAGCGCCTTGGTAACCAAGCTCAGCAGTTTAACGTGCAGTCCCGGCTTGAGGCGTCGCGTGCAAATCAGGCCGCCACTCAAGAGTACATGCGAATGGGCCTGTCGGCCGAGGAGGCCAACCAGCGCGCAATGATGGAGGCCGCGCAGCGTAATCAGGCCGCTGGCCTTGAGGGTGCGCAGTTCCGCCTCGGCGCTGGGCGCCAGCTTGCCGACTTCGGCCAGATGGCACTGCAAAATCGCTACGGCGCCGGCGCGGCCATGATGGGCCTAGGCTCTGCGCAGCAGAATCTGTACCAGCAGTTCCTCAACGCGCAGCGCGAGGAAGACCTGCGCCGTCAGCAGTTCCCGCTCCAGCAGCTTGCGATCCGGCAGGGTGCGGTGTCGGCGAGTCCGTATAACGTGAGCCAGACGGGCACTGTGACAAGCCGGCCGAGCTACTGGCAGATGGCTGGACAGGTCGCCGGAACTGTTGCCGGATTCTCTGACGAGACCATGAAGAAGAATGTCTCCAGTATCAAAAACCCGCTCGACAAAGTGAAAAGATTGAAGGGCATTGAGTTTGAGTGGGAAGACGAATACAAAGACGACGTAGAGGAAAACGGGCAAGAACCTAATGGCAAGAGCATGAGCGTGTCTGCTCAGGACGTTAAAGACGAGATGCCAAGCGCCGTGATGCGCGCCGGAAACGGAAAGATGATGGTTGATTTTCCTCAGTTAGTCGGGCTACTTACCGAGGCCGTCAAGGAACTTGACGCCAAGGTAGAAGGAAAGAAGCGCAAGGGGAGCAAGTGATGCAAGTCTCTAGCGGGCCAATTGTTTTTAGCGCAGAAACAAACCCAATAATGCGCGAGGTGGCAAAGAAAAAGAAGGGCGGCCTCATGGATATTCTTGGGAAGCTCTCTGGCGCTGGAGATGGTAGCGAAGATGAAGAAGATCTTTCTTCATTCCTTGGTAGACCAGCTCAAGGTAAGGGCGCAGTTCCGGCGTATGACCCTAATAAATATTACGGCGGTTTGTATAGCATGTATGGCGGTCGCAAAGTTCGCGGCGGTCTTTTAGGAGATTGACATGGCATTGCTTGACGCATTGAAAAAGATTCCGCAGCGCATCGGTAAGAACCTTGAGCGCAACATTGGTGGGCTGCTTGGAGAGAGCTTAGATAACCTCTCTGAAGATGAGCGACGCGCAATCCGAAGGCAGGCAGCAACTGCAATTTTTGACGCAATGGCAAGCGGCACTACTCCTACCGCAAATCTTGAGCGCGTGGCCGCAATGGCTGGAGCGCGGCTTGAGGCGCAGAGGGGCAGAGAGCGGCAATCCGCCGCGGAAGCATTGCTTCCAGGGATTGCTGGCCGTGTATATGGCGGTCAATCTTTAAAGCAGATTGAAACCGCCCCTGGCCTTGACCCAGCGTCTCGCCTAACCTCGCGTTACCGCAAAGACCCAGAAGAGGCGATGGCGATTCTATCTGGTACTCGCGCTGGCCTTGACGCTGCGCAAATTTCTCCCGGGCTTGTAGCTGCTGCGCAAGAGGGAATGAAGCCAGAAGAGTACGTTTATCAAAATGTGCCCGGCGTCGGACTAGTAGCCGTCAACCGTCGCAACCCAGAGGATCGAAAAGTAATCCAGCGTGAGGTTCGTCAGCCGAAAGAGCGTCCGCAGCCGACGTTGCGCCAAGTACGTCTGCCGAGCGGAATGGTTCAGGACATGTGGATCTCTCCGGGCCAGTCAACCGGAACGCCTGTTGGCGCTCCGTATATGCCAGGATCTGGAAAGGACGCAGAGGGTGAAGCATTAAATGCTCGCCAGCAATCTGGCGTCAACATGACGCAGGATGCCGCTTACACTTACGCGGCAAACATAACAGGTGTTAGCGTTGAAGAGCTAAAGAAGAAAACGCCTGCGGAAATTGAGACGCTTATTAGAAACAAAGGCGGCAGGTTCCTGCAGGGCGGCGTTGCTCGAACCGTTTCTGGCCTACCTGTCATTGGTGATTTTGCTAAAACAATTGTCGAGGCATCTAACGCAGACCTTATGGGGCCTGCGACCACTGGCGGATCAGGCATTGCAATGTTGCAGAACCCAACCGGCCCAATTACTGGAACGGACGTGGAGGTTGGCATTCGGCAGTTCCCAAATCCGATGCTTCCTGTGAATGTTCAGGCGCAGATGATTCGAGCCATCCTCGAGCGTGGTGGTCGAGTTGAGCGTTACGATCGAAGCGGCAACCCTATTAAGTGAGATAAAAATGGCTATCAAAGTTCCAATGCCAGACGGTACCGTTGCCGAATTCCCAGACGGCACTAGCCCTGAAGTTATTGAAAAGGTGCGCCAGCGAAAGTCTGCGCGTGTATCTCAGGCGCAGACTCAGCCGCCAGGAATGTTGCAAACGGCGATCCGTGCCTTTGGGCAGGGCGTGACGTATGGTGGCGCAGACGAGGCAATCGCCGCGCTTGAGTCTGGCGCTGGAGTGATGCCTTACGGGAAAAGCCTTGAGCAGCAGCGCCGAGAGCGCGAGGAAATGCAGCGCGCAAACCCTATCACTTACGGAGTTTCTGAGCTTGCTGGCGCGCTGATCTCTCCAAATCCATTCGGCAAGGCCTCGGCAATCACCAGTGCTGGCGGCCGCATCCTGTCGCAGGCTGGCATGGGAGCCACAACTGGCGCCATCCAAGGTGGTCTCGAGGCGCAGCCAGGTGATCGCATCTCAGGCGCAGTAAGCGGCGGCGCTATGGGCGCAATAACCGGCCCGGTGTTTGGTGCTGGCATGGACTACTTGCGTGGGGCACGCTCTGTGCTTGGCCGGGCATTCAATCCGAATGAGCCTCGAGTGGCCTCTCAAGAGGTACTTGGCGCCATGCGCGAGGCTGGCATGACTGGCGATCAACTGCGCCAGCAGATCCTTACCGGGCGCTCAGATGAAATTCGCCCGCTTGGCATGATGATGGGACAGTCTGGTCAGATGGCCGCAGAACGCGCCGCAATTGGCGGTGGGCAGGCTGGAGACATTACCCGGGATGTTTCACAGGAAATTCTGGGTGGATCAGGTTCGCGCGTCATGGGTATTGTTAATGAAATGACTGGCGGAGATCGTCAGTTTACGCAAGACATACTCAAAAAGTTTGAGAAGATGCGCAACGAGAACGCAAGCACACTATACGGACAGGCTCGGGCCGTTGGCATTGTTCAAGACGATGATATTGTAAACATTATTGCTGGAGACCCGTTGCTTCGGGCCTTATACAAAAAGGCACAGATTAACGCGCAAAGACAAGAAAAAATAAAGCTCCCAGACTTGTTTGACAAGAAAGGGAACTTAATTCAAAACGCATACCCATCTGTTGCGTCACTTGATTATCTTTTGCGTGCAGTTCGCGCTAAGAAAGACCAGGCATTCCGTGCTGGTGATGTTAATGCAGCCGGAATCAAGGGTCTGTTTGACCAACTAGATGCTCGAGTGAAGACCCTAGTTCCAGAATATGCAGCAGCACGGGCTCGCTTTGCAGAAGACTCTGAGCTTATAAAGCTCTCTGAACTCGGACAACGCTTCATAAATATGTCTGAGTCTGATCGTCGTGTTGCTTTGCGTGCATTGTCTCCAGATCAGCAGGCAGTTGTAAGAGAGACAGCTCGTGACTCGCTATATAACCGTCTCGCTACAATGGATGACGCCGGAATGGCGCGCATGCTGACCGGAAGCAAACAAAATCGCGATCTACTCGACTTTGTTGCGATCACGCCAGAAGCTGCTACCAAGGCCGCTATGCGCATCAAGCAAGAGAGGCAGCTCCAAGACTTTGCAAGAAACATAAACCCAAACCTTGGTTCAAGAACTGCGCGCACCTCTGCCGCTGCCGGGGCCGGTGTTGACCAATTGGCTCGAACAGAGCAAGTCGCTCAATTTGCTATGGGCAACGCTGCATCTAGGTTTATGACGCTGCTAAATATTGCTGGAGGACGTTTGCGCGGCCTAACTCCAAACGCTCGAGCAGATATGGCGCGAATGCTTACGGAAATGAACCCGCAGCAACAGATACAAATATTAGATCGTCTTGACTTGGAAGACCAGCGGCTACTTCGAGAGGCAGCAGAGCGAGAAACAAAGAAGAAGCAGTCAGTACAATTTGGCGGGAGGCTGCCTGGGCTGTTGTCGCAAGAAGAAAGGAAATAGACCATGGATCTCTTCGAGATATTCACCCGCGCCTGGCCCGTAATACTGGCCCTCATCACGCTCATCATCGTGCTGTCTAAGCTCGACTTGCGCGTGGCGGTGCTCGAGGAGAAGGTTAAGACGCTGTTTGACCTTATCAACAAGGGGCGCCCGTAAATGGAAACACTGCTCGGCGGTATCTTCGGTGGCGTGCTGCGCCTTGCGCCAGAGGCGCTCAAGTTCTTCGACGCCAAGAACGAGCGCAAGCACGAGCTTGCCATGCTCGAGACGGAGATGAAGTTCGCGCAGGCCAAGGCAGAGGCCGAGATGCGCAAGACCGAGGCGCAGATGACGTTGGCCGAGGTGCAGGCGATTGGTGAGGCGTTCAAGGAGCAGAGCGCCACGGCGCAGGCTGGCGGAAAGTGGGTCGCTGCAATCTCAGCACTGGTACGCCCGTTCGTGACATATCTTTTCGTCGTGGCCTACGCGCTAGTCAAGGTCGCTGGGTTTGTTGTCGCCATGCAGCAGGGCGGTGAGTGGAAAGAAGTGCTGCTCACCATGTGGGGCGTGGACGATATGGCCGTGCTCAACATGATCCTGTCGTTCTGGTTCGTCGGTCGCGTCTATGAACGCACCAAAAATTGACGAGGCGGTAAAAATAGCGGCAGAACTGTGTAGGCATTTTGAGGGGTTTAGAGGCAAGCCCTACATCTGCCCTGCCGGCTACCCTACCATCGGCTACGGAACGGTCTACAAGCCCGACGGCACCCGCGTAACCATGGACGACCCGCCTATCTCCAAGGCGCAGGCCGACGAGTGGCTACTGTCCGAACTGCGGTCAAACTATGGCGCTGGCGTGCTCAAGGCAAGCCCAAATCTAATAAATCACCCGAAGGTGTTGGCAGCGGCCATTGATTTTGCTTACAATCTCGGCGTCCCGCGATACCGAGCCAGCACGTTACGCAAACGAGTGGAGGCAGAGCAATGGGACGAGGCAAAGGCGCAGCTGATGCGATGGACAAAGGCCGGCGGTCGAGAACTGCCAGGGTTAGTTCGTCGCCGCAAAGCGGAAGCGAGCCTCCTACCGTAAAGCCTAGCCGTGATGGCACCCCGCGCCATTTTCAATTAGCCGCCCACACCATAAACATCCGCATTGTCAGCCCTAGCCGCTGGAAGCACGGCAAGGGGTGTGTTGGCATTTGGCTGCCGGATCAGTACCGCATAGAAATCATCTCGAGTTGCCGAGGTTCTAATCGCGCCCAAGTCCTTTGCCACGAGGCAATACACGCCATGCTTGATATTGCTGGGCATGATGATCTATCGCGTGATGAGCAGTTGGTGGATCGCCTTGGGCACCTACTCGCGCAGATGCTTACCACGCTCACGGAATGAAACGACACTTAATCATCCCCGACGCGCAGGTTAAGCCTGTCGGCAACACTGAGCACATCAACTGGGCTGGCGAGGCGATCCTCGAGTACCGGCCGGACGTGATCGTGTGCCTTGGCGACTGGTGGGACTTGCCCTCGCTCAACAGCCACGCCGAGAAGGGCAGCGCCGAGTTAGAAGGGGCGCGCTACCAGGAAGACATCGACGCAGGTAACAAGGCCTTTAAGTTACTTGATGGCTACCTCAAGAGGTCGCGCAGCAAGACATGGCAGCCGCGCAAGGTGTTTCTCGAGGGCAACCACGAGAACCGCGCAAACCGCGTCGCAAAAAATGATCCCAAGTGGCAGGGCATTATCGGCTCGCAGAACTGCCAAACGCTGGACTGGGAGCGGCACAAGTTCCTAAAGATCGTGGAGATCGACGGGATCGCATATTGCCACTACTTCGCCAACCCGTTCAGCGGCAAGCCCATCGGCGGAACTATCGTCAGCCGCCTCAACAACATCGGAAAGTCATTTGTGCAAGGGCACCAGCAGGGCTTTTTGTACGCGAGCAAGCAGTACCCAGACCATGTGAAGCATGGGCTGGTGGCTGGGCGGTTCTATTTAGAGCACGAGTCGTACCGCCCAGACGACGTGCAGGCGTCGGAGTGGAACGGCCTTGTCGTACTCAACGGCGTGCGCAGGGGAGACTACGACCTCATGCCGCTGCGCATGGACTACCTGCGCCGTAAATACGGATAGTCACTCACCCCTTGACTTGAATCTTCGGCCTGGCGCGAACGTGGTTGGCAAAGTTCTTGCCCTCATCAGACCATGTAACAGATTCGCACACCTTTGCACACGCCTCGCGCTCTTCGGCGGCAACGATAGCGGCGAAGCGTTCAAGTTCAGGCCATGTAATAACACCGGATTCTTTTATCCACGCCATCGGCAACTTCGCATCCCTAGCCATGCGGATGATGTCGTCGTGGGTCATCGCGGTTGCTCCTTCCACAGCCTGTAATCGTACTGCTTGATCCCACGGTACACTGCCGTTGACAGGTGATAGTGCGGGACTCCCCACTGCTGGATCAAGTCTTTGTACTTGACGTTCCTACCGTTTGCTTTTTGCTTACGGTCGAGCAAGACCTTGTATTGCTCAAACGAAATTGTAGGCATCAAAGTTCCGGCTGGCGCGACGGGGCCGGTGCTCCGAAGTGTGTATCGCGCGCCTCGTGTGGTGGGTCAGGCCTCTTCTATTTCTTCCAACACCTGAGCGGCACGGACTGCAAACCATGCCGCCTTTCGCAGGTCTTCCGCAAAGTCGATCTTGCGCCCTGCGCGTGAGAGGTACTTTAATGCCGACCCGTGACAGTACGCAACAAACATTTCATTGCCTAGTACGGCGTGGATGTAATCAATCGCCTCAATAAGATCGCCGTCTGGCAGTTGCAGCTGATAGTGCCGCGGGCTTGACACCGGGTCATCTTCTCGAATCTTCATGCCGCCCTCTTCTTCAGTTTTTCGTTAAGGTCATGCAACGCACGCAAGTGCAGAAACGCGGGCCACGCATCGTCGTCTAGGCTTGGGTAGAAGTGGTGGCCGAAGTCGCCGTTTTCCTTGCTGAAGCGCAGAAGGTGATACCCGCCGTCGATCTTGTTGCCGGTCGTCTCTTCGTAGGCTTTGGCGTATGCAGCAATTTGCATGAGATATTCGCCGTACACGCCGCCGCTAGTTTTAAAATCACCCAGCACCAGCTTACCGTTAAGGCGCCCAATAAAGTCCAACGTGCCTCCGTATCGGTGCGCCTCGCTAATCACCGGCACCTCGCAATCGACAATCTCTAACTGCGTGCCCTTAACCCAGAACTCGAATGCAGAGTAGGCGGAGGCGGCCTGAGCACGGAACGACGTCTTGTCAGCCACGGATGGTGCCTCTATCGCCTTCTCGAGCACCAGCATCGGGTCATCTCCCTTGACCCAAGCCTCGCACATGGCGTGGACGCAGGTGCCTACGGCCAGCGCGTCGTTGCCTTCATACAGCCCACCAGGCGCATCCTGCCCCTGACCCTCAAGGACGCCGTGGGCGCGTCCTGTTTTGTAAGCCCATAACAACAAAGCTCCTGGGTCTTTCACACGCAAAATGGTAGTGACCGACGGGATTTTCTTCCCGTCGGCCGCCTTATAACCCTGTCGCTGGGTAGGCATGATTAAAACGCCAGCGCGTCGTCGGCAAACTCTTCAGCCGCGGCGGCCGGGGCAGCGGCGGCCTTCGGGGCTGGTGCTGCAGCCTTGGGCTTGTCGATGATGCGGGCAGCGATCTTGTCCTGCACCCACTCCGGCAGCCTGTCGAACACGTCAGGGTCTGGCGCGTCGGTTGAGTAGATCAACGCCTCACCTTCCAGCACCGGAGCAGGCATGCCCTTCGGCAGCGGCATGATGCTCGTGAGGTTGGCGTATGTTTTTTCGCCTTTAACGGAGTGCGTTACATTGATGAAGGCAGGCTTGCCGAGCACGTTGGCAAGGTCAAAGCGCTTCAACTCTTCCGGCGTGAACGCCTTACCGCGCCAACTTTGAAGCAACTGCCGCAGCGTCGCCTTCTCGTTAAGGGACAACCCAAGCGTGCGGGAGATCACCGCAGGGAGACTCTTGGTCTCGCCATTCTTCGTAATTTCCACGCGCTCGCTCGGAATTTGAAAGCGAACCATCAATGTGCGCTTCGGGGCGAACTGACCACCAGGCGAGGGCTGCACGCCCAAGTCCACGATCATGTCACAGACGGCTGCGTAAGCGCCGGCCTCGAGAGGCTTGCGCTCAGGGAAGTTGCCGCCACCGGATGCAGAAATAATCAAGCTCATGTTAATACTCCTTCGATGTTACGGTTCACCAGTAATCTCTACCGCTCCGTGCGGAGCGCCAGTTAGGCGGGGGAACCTGCCGCCAATTCTCGTGTAGTGTGTTGCGCGACGCGCTACGGAAGCGACGGTCGCGCAGGTGCTCGATGATGCCGTGGATAAACCAGAGCAAAAACAGGAGGAACAAGATTGCGAAAAGGATTTTCATTGTGCCTCCTTACCACTCTTCGGGATTCGCTATCGCGTAAGCCAACACAGAGACCGCCATGGCGCCAAAGACTTTTGCTAGGAATATCAACTGCTGATATTCGTGGTGGTTGACTGGCGTGATGAGGTCGATCATTGGAACACCGGGCCGTTAATCATTGCGCCAGGCTCTGGCGTCTTGACAAGCTTCTCGGCATACGCTGCCGCGTCGTCAACGCTCGAGAAGATGCGAGAGACGCCGACGCGCATGTCTGAGTCCAAGTCGGCGAGGTGCACGATGTACTTGCCGCTCTTCGTGAGGTGCACGGCTGACATCATGGAGGTGTCGTGATTAATAAAATTAATAATGTGCATAGCGCGCTCCTGTGCCGGGTTAGGCGTTGAGACCAAACGCCTCGGCGGCGCCAACTCGGTTGACGGCACCGAGCACCGCGTCGCAGCACTCTTCAAACGTGTCGCGCTTGCTCCACGGCTGCTTGACGCCCTGGACGTACCAGACATATCCGCCGACCACTTGGCGTGCGTAGCCGTCGATGTCTTCGAGTTCGATCTCGTAATTAGGGCAGAGGGGGCGGTTCATGCGGCCACCTCGTAAGGCTTATCGTATCGGCCAACGCTAATATCAATGTAGTAGGCCGTATAAAAATAGTCGGTGCTGATGTCAGACTTGTCGAACCAGTCAGCGGAGCGCATGGCCTCGAGGGCCTCGTTCAAGAAGTCACGGGCAACGCCTTCGTGCTGTCTGTCAATCCAATAAATGTTGACGCCCTTGCCTTTAAAGTCAATCGGGCCAGACTTCAGCGTAAGGGCGATGGTGCTATGGTTGCGCACCGAAAGGCTGCCCTTCATGCCGTACTTTAAAAGTACCGGCTTTAGCGCCGCCGAAATTTTCGCCTTGCCTTCTTGATTGATGTAAGCCATTTTCGTCTCCTTCTATCGCTTCTGTCCGGCACTGCGCCGTCCATGTGTGTACTGTACCTGCGCCTAATCTTGTCGTCAAGCACTTCTTGTAAATAAATTAGTATGCTCCGGTGCTATGCGTATTTAGGTTGCCAGTTGCAAGATTGTCTTGTATTCTAGATGACCATGAAAAAACCTAATCTATCGCCGCAGCACGCGGCAGTCATTCACGCCGTAGCCTTGGCGGGAGGGCAGTCAGCCCTTGCCAAGAAACTAGGGATCAAGCCCCAGGCAGTCCAGCAGTGGGTTGTATCCGGTAGGGTACCGCCTCTGAGGGTTATTGCCGTCGAGGCAGCAACTGGTGTATCACGCAAGGCTCTTAGGCCGGATATCTACCCATGAAGCCAGAACTCACCGCCATCGTGCCAGTCGAGCGTGTCCTCGAGCTGGCGAAGAAGTACCCAGTATTCCCGTGCAGGAGGAAAGATGAAACAGACCAAGAAGGGCGCACGCTTAAAGCCAAAAGCCCGCTCACCCGAAACGGATTCAAAGACGCCACGCAAGACGAGGCGCAGATTCGTCGATTCTGGGCCAGTCACCCTGACGCACTCGTTGGGGTTCCAACCGGCAGCCGCACCGGACTTGCCGTCATCGACTTCGATACCAGCAAGGCTGGCGCGGCTGCTCAGGACTGGCTTGCAGAAAATCAGGCGGCTCTGGTAAGCACCCGAGTCCACCAGACCGGCGGCGGTAGCGGCGGCAGACATTACCTGTTCTCGACACCTTCGGGTGTGAAAATTCGCGGCGGCGCGTCGGTTACGCTCGGCAAGGTGCGCCGCGACGGCCTCGACATCCGCGCCGAGGGCGGGTACATCATCTGGTGGCCGCTGCACTATGGGCAGAGCGGCCCGATGGGCGACATCAAGTCGCTACCGGCCGGGCTGATCGACGAGCGGCGCATGGATCTCGAGCTGCCCGCGGAGCTGGCGGCAAAACTACCGCCGAAGCCTGGCACCAGCGGGGACTTCCAGCGCGACCTACCGCGGATTACCGAGGCGCTGTCATTCATCGACCCGGCGCCATACGATTCGTGGCTGATGGCAGGGATGGCGCTGCACTACGCCAGTGGCGGAGCCGATGACGGACTAGAATTGTGGGACGCCTGGTCATCCGGCGGCATCACCGGCGTGCTGCCCGCGTCGTACGCAGGGCGCGCAGACATCGAGTACCGCTGGCAGTCGTTCCACCTTGACCGCGGCGGCGGTGTTACGCTCGGTAGCCTCTTTAACGCGGCCAAGGCTGGCGGCTGGGTGTCTGTGCCAGAGGCGGTGAGGATCGGGCCACCGAAGCGGGAGGAGCCGCCAATGCAGTACGACGATGTGCCAGAGGCGCAGGGAATGATTCGGCACGCTGAGCCAGAGCTGCCGGCGCAAAGTGTGACACCGGGTGGCATAGTCACAGGCCGTCGTCTCATCCTGCGGCCCATCGGCGAGATCGTGACCGAGCGGCGCGAGGCGACGTGGCTGATTCACAACGTACTCGAGGCCAACGTGCTGGCGGTGCTGGCGGGGCCGCGTGCCAGCTTTAAGTCGTTTATCGCCTTGGATTGGGCGATGCGCATTGCGGCGGCTGATAATCCTGTGGTCATCCTGTCGGGCGAGGGTGCCGGTTTGGGCCGTCGCGCTGAAGCATGGATGCAGGAGCACGGCAAGGGGCGCGACCTAAACGAACTGCGGCTCATGGCGCTGGAGTCCGTTGCCAACCTAAACGCCGAGACTGAGATGGCGATGCTCCAGCAGTCCATTGATGAGGCCGGCATACGACCGGCGCTCGTGATCGTGGACACGTTCAGCAAGTTTAGCGCCGGGCTGGACGAGAACAGCAACCAGGAGGTTGCCGAGTATCTCTCGAAGCTCACCATCGGGCTGCGCGAGCGGTACACGGCGACGGTGCTGCTCGTGGCGCACAGCGGGCACGGCGATGCCAAGCGGCCGCGGGGCGCCAGCGCCTTGATGGCAAACCCTGACGCCGAGTACATCGTGGAACGGCCCGATGCGCAGGCTATGGTGGTGGCGGTAAGCCGCGAGCGATTCAAGGACACGGCCAGCCTGTCTCCACTTGGATACGAGGCGGTGGAGGTGCCGCTTGGGCGGATGGACAAGTACGGTGAGCCGGTCAAGTCTCTGGTGATGAGGGAGGCGACGGCGCCGGGTAAGCCGGCGGTGGCTCACTCGCCCCAGGGGAAGGCACAGCGGACGATCCTTGCGGCGCTCAGGGAGCGCCAGAAGCGGTCTGATACGCCGCTGGTCTGGACGGTCGAGGAGATGCGCCAGATAGGACGGGAGTGTGGGGTGGCGAGGCAGTCTGTCCACGATGCGGTCGAAAAGTTGATGCTGTCACCCTTCCTGAAGGCCAGTGTGGGCGGCAGTATGCTGGGGGAACCGTGATGTCCGAAAATGTCCGAAAATGTCCGAATCGGACAATTTCGGCGGGTCAATTATGTCCGAAAATGTCCGAGAGTCCTTTAGGACTCGGACATTCGGACATGACCTTCGGACATTGGAGTGGATGGTGAGATACAAGGAAGATAAGCCTAAAGGTGTTGCGATGGCGCAACATGTTGCAGATACGCCACTAGCCAAGAGGATGCTCGAACAGATGGGCAAAGATGACTATCAGTTGATGAAGACATTTCAGCAGCACTTTGGTGCAAGGTTAGTCCACTACTCTGACCAACAGGGCGAGGTGGGCAAGCGACCGGGGTGGGCCAATGACGCAGGGTAAGCTGAACATTACCGGGCCGCTGGTCTGGGAGGAGTCCGAGAACTGGGGGAAGACGTCGGCCTGTGGTCGGTTTTCAATCCGGCACCAGACAATCAATGGCAAGGAAGAGTTCGTGCTGTGGAGGCGCGGGGCGGACGGTAGGGTCATCCCGAAGCAGCTGGGGGTGTTTGATAACTTCGAGGCCGCGGCAGCAGAGGCTGACGAGCACAAGTACCGAGACCCTCCGAAGCGGAACGGCATATACGACTGGAGGCCGCGATGGGGCAAGTAAGGCGATGCCCGATCTGCCTGATCGAGAACACGGGCGGGCGTCCGCACACCTGGCACAAGACCGCGCACAAGAAGAAGGGGTACTCACCTGAGAAGATCGCGGAGATGGTGCGGCAGACGATTGAGCAGAACCAGGTTAAGGAAATAATCTGCGACGCCGTGGACTTGGCTAGGCAGCCGGATGGCTGGCGCTCTAAGCCGAAGAAGTCCCGCAAGGAGTATCATCAGGTCTATTATTGGCGTCACGCTGATAAGCGTAGGATGCAACGACGAGAGAGTAAGACTTTGCGCAGGAGGGTGCGGCCATTGATCGCTGAACTGTGCAAGGCCGTTGACCTTGGCAGAATTACAGCGGGGTGGTAGATGGGAAAGCGACAAAGAGAACGCGGAGCCGAGACCGAACGTGAGGTATGCGAAAAGATCGCGGCCGGTACGGGCTGGGTAGTCAAGCGTGAACTAGGGCAGGCCAGAGACGGCGGCTGCGACATTCGCCTGGGGCAGTTCGTGCTTGAGGTAAAGCGCCGCAAGTCGATTGCCGTTTACGAGTGGGTTGACCAGGCAAAGGCTGCATGTGCGCCTTATGAGATCCCGGTCGTCGTTTGCCGCGGAGATAAGCGAGAGTTCCTCGTGATCCAGCGCCTTGACGACTGGATGAAGATGGCTAAGCACGAGTTACCGGACAGATGAAATGCCCAAAGTGCTCGAAACCGAGCGAGGTCGTGAAGGTCTACCAGTTCCCGACCGAGGCGCGGCGACGGAGAGAGTGTACGAGCTGCGGTCTCAGATTCTCCACGAGCGAGCGCGTCTGGAGGCGAGTCTATGCCGAAGAGACCAAGGCCAAGAGCCAAGTGCGTCTCACGAAGAAGGTGGATCATTCAGAGCGGCAGAAAAAGACTTATAGCAACTTCGACGTCGTGGCATTGGAAGGCTACGATCTAGACTACGAAGACGTATCAACCTATGTGCATGCGAGTGACGACTGATGGCAGGGACACCAATTAAGCGGGCGCGACAAGAGAAGGCTCTAGCCATTCTTTCCAAGCCAGACTTCTGGGAGCAACTCTGGGAGCATTTGGCAGAGGGCAACACGCTGCGATCCTTTGTAAGCGGCAGCGACGTGCCATACGGCGTGGTGTGGCGGAAGATGCAATCCGATCCTGCCTTGATGGAACGGTACGAGATCGTGCGAAACGCCAGAGCGTTGGCGAACGCTGAGCGCATCGAGGCGCTGGCTGAGAAGGTAGAGACGGAGCAGATTGACCCAAACGCGGCGAAGGTTGCGATGGGCGCGAGGCAGTGGCTCGCTGAACGAATGGATCCAAAACGCTGGGGAAATAAGATCCAGCAGGATGTGCAGATCACTGACACGACGCAACTGCACCTGCAAGCCGTGCGCGATTTAATGCGCACTGTGAGCGTCGTAGAACCAGTAAAACTTGACGTTGACACTGACGTGTCAACGGCGCCGGCCGCGCGCGATTCAATAGTGTAATGTTATAACATAACACTGATTTTATGCGCAGGCACACGCAAATTATGCAACACGCAACACGACGCAACGCGCAAGTCATTGATTATCAAGGCATTGCTGATCGTAGTGCGTATAATGCCCATTATGTTAAATAGTCCACTGTGCGGATACCGCGAGCGTAACTCGCTGATTTTCCTAGAACCCGCCCCGCAACTGACCGCGCAGCGAGCAAATCCCCCCCCCCCGGGTGGTGGCCCCGCCGGGGGCGGGCGCTGGCGTAACCCCACATAGGCCGACCTGAAAAAAATGCAAAACCCGTACTTGGACTTCGTTAAACGCTACCACAAGGCCCCAGTGGCCTTCGTGGAAGAGGTGCTAGGTGTCACCCCAGACCCATGGCAAAAGCGCCTCCTAGAGCTTCTGGCTTCTGGGGAGCGCAAGGTATCCGTCCGCTCAGGCCACGGCACCGGCAAATCGACCGTGGCCTCGTGGGCCATGCTCTGGTACATGCTCACCCGCGTGCCGGTCAAAGTGGTCGTGACGGCCCCCACGGCCTCGCAGCTTTTTGACGCCCTCTTCGGCGAGTGCCGCCGCTGGGCCAAACTGCTACCCCCCGCCGTGGGCGAGTTGCTCGAGATCAAGTCTGACCGTATTGAATTAAAGGCCAGCCCCGAAGAGTCGTTCATCTCAGCCCGCACCAGCCGCGCAGAGCAGCCCGACGCCTTGCAAGGTATCCACGCCGAGTTTGTGCTGCTGGTGGTGGACGAAGCCCCCGGCGTATCGGAAGCCGTCTTCGAGTCAGCCGGCGGCAGTATGTCCGGCCACAACGCCACGACCCTGCTGCTCGGCAACCCCACCCGCACCCAGGGGTATTTTTACGACACCTTTCACCGCCTTTCCCACGAGTGGAAAAACCTGCACGTCAGTTGCCTTGACTCGCCCCGGGTGAGCGAGGATTACGTCAAGGAGATGTCAAGCCGGTACGGCGAAGGGTCAAACGCCTACCGTGTGCGCGTGCTGGGCGAGTTCCCCGTCGCCGACGACGACACGCTGATTGGCCTTGAGCTGGCCCAGAGCGCCATTGACCGTGACGTGATACAGAACCCGGGCGCCCCGATCCTCTGGGGGCTAGACGTGGCCCGCTTTGGCACCGACTCATCGGCCCTTTGTAAGCGCCAGGCAAACGTCGTGCTTGAGCCTCCTAAGACGTGGAAGAATCTTGACCTTATGGCGCTGACCGGCGCGGTGCTGCACGAGTACGAGACGGTGGACTTCAAGGAGCGCCCCGCGGAGATCCTTGTAGACAGCATCGGCTTGGGCGCTGGTGTAGTCGATCGATTACGCGAACTGAAGCTGCCCGCCCGCGGCATCAACGTCGGCGAGTCGCCAGCCTTTAAGGGGCAGTACATGAACCTACGGGCCGAGTTGTGGGCCAAGGCCAAGGCGTGGCTTGAGGCCCGCGACTGCAAGTTGCCGCGTGACGAGCGGCTCGTAAATGAACTATCCTCGCCGCGTTATTCGTTTATGAGCAACGGCAAGTTAAAGCTCGAGAGCAAGGACGACATGAAGCGCCGCGGGTTGGCCTCGCCAGACGTGGCCGATGCGTTCGTGCTTACGTTTGCGAGCGAGGCGGCGACAGGTGGCGGCGTGTACGCGCCGACGTGGACAAAGGCGGTCAAGAGACAGATTCGGGGGGTGGTATGAGCATTGCGCACCTTGGCGGTTACATTCCAGAGGGCGACCGCGCAACGTGGATGCCTGACATTTGGGGCTATCTTGCGCTGACCTACAACATCAAGTCGGTGATCGACATCGGCGCCGGCATGGGCCATAACATCCGCTGGTGGCACGACCTGGGCTTTGATGCGCGTGGCGTTGAGGGTCACCCGATTGCGCTCGCAGAGAGTCCCGTGCGGGATATTTTGGTGGCGCATGACTACGAAAGGGGGCCATATATACCCGAACGGGAATACGACCTTGCGATCTGCACGGAGTTTGTGGAGCACGTTGAGCAGAAGTGCGAGCAGAACTGGTTTGCGACGATGGCGCGGTGCAAGTATGTGCTCATGTGCCACGCGCTGCCCGGGCAGGGCGGGCACCACCACGTCAACGAGCAGCTGACCGAGTATTGGATCGACCGCTTTTACGAAAACGGGTTCAAGTGCGACTGGATTACGTCGTGCAGATTCCGTGAGACGGATCAGCGGCAGGGGTCTAGCTGGGGCCGCCCGACGCTGCTGTTTTTTGTGAGGGACAAGTGAAGTATTACTGCATCACGCTCGCGGAGACGCCGGAGCGCACGGAGCACGCTCGAGCGCAGGCCGCCAAGGCGGGCATTGAGCTGGACTTTATCCAGGGAATCTTTGGCAAGACCATGCAGGTCAAGTCAGAAATACCGATGCACACGGACTATTACGTCACCCGCGGCGCGACGTGCTTGGTTCTGTCGTGGCACATTGCGTGGCAGATTGCATGGCGCGACGGGCACGAAGAGTTTGTGATCTTTGAGGATGACTTCATCCTGCCCGACAACTTCAACGAACGCTTTGCACAGATTCGGGAAGAGATTCCGCACTGGTGCGACCTTGTGTACCTAAACTCTTGCTGCACTACAGAGAAGCCGGCCAAGAAAGAGTCAACAAATCTGTGGGAGATCAAGTACCCGCTCTGCACGGCCGCGATATGGCACCGCCGCCGCGCAATACCGACCCTGCAGCAGTACACGAAACCCGCCAACACTCCCGTTGATATATTGCTCGAGTGGCACGCGCTGCCGCACCTGCGCGTGCTGACCGCTGTTCCGCCATTAGTCACCCAGGCAACGCAAGACCTTGCGGTGCCGATGCCGTCAACAATCCACATGTGAGGAGATAGATGAATGCTCAGCCCAAAAGACGTCGCCCTGTTTCAAAAGCGCCTCGACAAGAAAGCCCCGGCGAAGCCGGAGTCCAAGAAGCCGCCGGAGCCGAAGCCGCCCTCCCCGCCGAAGGCGGCCTAGTCTTATCGGATCACCTGCCGGAGGGCGCCTTTGTGCGCCTCTCCGTGCCGCAGTCTGAAAAGTTTTTGCCGTGCAACCCGTCGATTGCCAAAAGCGAGACGGGCGAGTTGGCGTGCATGATCCGCACGGTCAACTACGAACTTGGTGAGGAAGACGGGATCTGGTTTCGTGGAGACCCGGCGCCCAATACCCGCAACTACCTGGTCACGTTGGGGCAAGACCTAAGCCAGCGGTCGGTTGAGTGGGTGGACGACCTAATGGTGCGCAACACTCGCGCCCCAACCCGTGACGGGCTAGAGGATGCCCGGCTCTTTTGGTGGCGCGGCGGGTGGTGGTTTACCTGCACGGCGTTGCACCATGGCCCCCGCGTGAGGGGAACGATGGCGCTGTGCAAGCTGAATAAGACCACGGTTGAGGGTTTGGAGTTCCTGCACAGCCCGCACGGTCGAGAGGTAGAGAAAAACTGGATGCCTCTGGTCAATGGCGATCAGTTGTCGTTTGTGTACATGAACCACCCGTCTGAGTCGTATGAGTTCTACCCGCAAAAGCGCAGGGTGTGGGTGGGCGGGTATGCCCCGCTGGCCGGGTGGTCTGGCGGGTCGCAACTGATTCCGTATGAGGGCGCCTACCTTGGCGTGGTGCATCAGCGTCGTAAGCACAAGAATCGCGTCTATTACGCCCACAAACTGGCGCAATACAACGGCAACCTAGAGCCGTTTTCCGCCGGCCGTGAGTTTTACTTCCGCGGCGAGCAAATTGAGTTTTGCTCTGGCATCGTGAGCCACCAGGGTGGGTTTGCGTTGTCGTTTGGCGTGAAAGACAGAGAGGCTTGGATAGTTTCTTTATCAGCGAGCCAAGTTGCCTCACTTCTCAAGTGACAATAGATAGACCCCCTTTTCGGCACGGGTGCCGGTTTTATGTATCAAAAAGAAGGTTCACTCATAGAGCAGTCTGAGGCCGAGATCGGCGCGATTGAGCCGATGGCGGACGAAGAGGTCATTTGTCGATGCCGAGCTGTCTCCGGTTCGCGCCCGCGCTATTCAATATTACCGCGGCGAGCCGTTTGGTAACGAAGAAGAGGGGCGCTCGCAGGTTGTCTCGACCGACGTGCGAGACACCATCGCCGGCATCATGCCGTCGCTGATGAAAATTTTTTACGGCTCCAAGCAGATTGTCCACTTTTCTCCAAAAAATGCAGAAGATGTCCCGGCGGCAGAGCAGGCCACCGATTACGTCAACTACATCTTCAACAACGACAACAACGGTTTCCTGACGCTGCACTCTGCCTTCAAGGACGCGCTGCGTGGCGCTCTTGGCATTGTTAAGTACGTCTGGGAAGAGAAGGTTGAGGTCAAGACGGAATACTACTCTGGGCTTGATGAGTCCGCGCTGACGGTGCTGCTCTCTGAGCCAAACGTCGTCGGCAGCGCCATCATGTCGATGGACGATCCGTCGTACCAGCCGCCCGTTGACCCGATGACGGGGCAGCCTGCGGTTGACCCCGCTACCGGGATGCCTGCGCCTGCGCCGAAGATTTATGACGTAGAACTGAAGCGCGAGTACAAGGACGGCCGCGTGCGGGTTGAGGCGATCCCACCGGAAGAGTTTTTGATTGACCGCCGCGCTCGCTCCGTTGAAGACGCGACGCTTGTGGCTCACCGGCGCATGATGCGAGTGTCTGACCTCGTGGCCCTCGGCTATAACGAGGAAGAGGTCAGCTCGCAGATGGGTGTCTATGAATTGGACACCAACGACGAATACATTGCGCGTAATCCTTACGCGCAGTCGTATGGCCCGGGTGGCACGCAAGACGATAAGCGCGTGCTGTACTGCGAGGCATACGTTCGCGTGGACTACGACAAGGACGGAATCTCTGAGCTGCGCAAGGTATGCACCATTGGGCCGGGCTACAAGATGGTGATGAACGAGCCCTGCTCGCACGCGCCGTTTGCTCTCTTTTGCCCAGACCCAGAGCCGCACGCGCTAATTGGGCTTTCGATGTTTGACTACACGGCCGACCTGCAAAAGATCAAGTCGGCCATCCTGCGCAACATGCTCGACTCGCTCTCGCTCGCCATCCACCCACGGGTTGGCGTCGTCGAGGGGCAGGCGAACATGGACGACGTGCTAAACACAGAGGTTGGCGGCGTTATCCGCATGCGACAGGCCGGGGCGGTACAGCCGTTCTCCGTGCCGTTTGTTGGGCAGTCCGCCTTCCCGATGCTCAGCTACTTAGACGAAGTACGCGAGACCCGCACCGGCATGAGCAAGGCCTCAATGGGCTTGCAGGCCGATGCACTACAGAGCACCACCCGCGCGGCTGTCGCCGCGACCGTTAGCGCCGCGCAGCAGCATCTTGAGCTGATCGCCCGGATTTTCTCAGAAACCGGGATGCGCGCCCTGTTCAAGGGCATTCTCAAGCTGGTCACGGAAAATCAAGATCGTCCGCGGGTGGTGCGCCTGCGGAACCAGTGGGTGCCGATTGACCCACGGTCGTGGAACTCAGACATGGACGTTGAGGTGGACATTGCGCTAGGCGCCGGCACCGAAGAGCAAAAGATTGCCGTGCTGAACTCTATTGCGCAAAAGCAAGAGCAGATCATGCAGACCATGGGGCCGCAGAATCCGCTTGTTTCGCCGCAGCAGTACCGCAACACCCTCGTTAAACTGGCCGAGGCGTCTGGGTATCGAAACGCAGACGAGTTTTTCCTAAACCCTGCAACGATGCCCCCGCAGCCGCCTCCGCCTCCCCCGCCGCCTGATCCTGCGCAGATTCTTGCAGAGGTTGAAAAGCAAAAGATCATGGCAGACATCCAGAACAAGCAGGCGGAGCTTGAACTGAAGCGCCAGGCAATGCTGCTCGAGGATGACAGGGCGCGTGATAAGCAGGAGGCTGACATCATGCTGCGCGCCTATGAGGTGCAGTTGAAGTACGGCACGACGGTGGACACCGAGGCGCTGCGTGCGATGATGGAGCGGCCGCGCACCGCGTCGCCATCTGTCCAGCGGCCAGTGATCCCAGAGATCACGCCGTTTGATATGTCTCAGCCGCCGCCGCCTCCGGTTCCTCAACAGCCGATGGCTGGTGAGCAGATGCCGCCGGTAATGTAATGCCATGCCACTTGAAACCCTTGAGGTTCCGTCTCCGCCGAATCCAAACGTGCCGCCGGCGACGTATAGCCCTCAATATCACAACCAGCTCAACAACCAGCTCAAGCTATACCTAAACAGGATTAGCAATAACCAGCAGGAAATTGTTGAGTTTATTAGAAGCCTGACGGACTTAAACTTGTTAGAGAAAACAAATTTTGATGCTTTCGGCAGGCTGCGCACGTCAACGCCGCACACATTGTTTGACAGCCAGAACCGATACGCCAAAGACCCGCAATTTAGTGAGTCGCTTGCGGGATCGGCGACGTGTACGCATTTAACTAACGAGTCATCTGTCGCGATGAGCGTGACGACCGCTTCTGGCGACGAAGTTGTGCGTCAAAGCAAGCGCGTGTTTCCGTACCAGCCTGGCAAGTCGATGCTTATTATGTGTACGTTTGCCATGGCCGCTGGGGAAACCAATCTTCGGCAGCGTGTCGGCTATTTTAATGCTAACAACGGAATCTTCCTTCAGCAAAACAACAACGCGCTATCTCTCATTATCCGCACCTATACAGGCGGATCGGCGAGCGACGCCCGAGAGGTAGCCCAGTCAAGCTGGAACGGAGACAAATTAGACGGAAGCGGGGCAAGCGGAATTACAATAGACGTTTCCAAGACCCAGATATTCTTTATCGATTTAGAGTGGCTGGGTGTTGGCACGGTGCGCTGCGGTTTTGTAATCGACGGCGAGTACATTGTTGCGCATACGTTCAACAACGCCAATTCGCTTTCATCTGTGTACATGCAGACGGCAATACTGCCGGTGCGATATGAGATTAAGGCAACCGGGGCGTTGGCTTCGTCAAAGACGCTGAAGCAAATTTGCTCAACAGTAATCTCTGAGGGCGGCTATGAGCAAAAGTCTGCGCTGACGTGGGCTAGGCAGACTGTGCCAACTACCGGGGTTGGGACGTCTTTTGTTCCGCTGACTTCAATTCGTTTGAAGTCTGCAAGCCTTGGCGCGGTAGTTATCCCTAACGGGTTTACGTTCATGCCGACGTCCGCTTCGGATTATTTTGAGGTGGCGTTGATTAGAAACGCTACGCTAACAGGTGCTTCATATTCAAGCCTGTCAACTAATGTAGAGTACGATATTGCCGCGACAACAATGACTGGCGGAGAGATTGTGAAGTCTGACTTTACATCTTCAGGTGTTCTCTCTGGCAATACTATCAACGACCCGTCAACGTATAACTTTGACCTACAGCTTGGGTCTACGATTGGCGGGACTAGTGATGTTTTCACTCTTGCGGTGCGCACGATTACTGGCACCGGAGAGGGGATTGGGGCGCTTTCTTATTGGGACTTGACTGACCCTTAATGGTGAATTTATGAGCAGTTCATTTCGCGGACAAACACAATATGCGCAGTCTCCCATGGGATACGGCGGCGGCGGGTACGGAGACCCCATGAGCGTAGACTTTGGCGGTTATGGCGCCCCCATGGGCCGGCCAAGGGGCGGCCAAATGGGCCAGCCAAGGGGCGGCTCAATGGGCGGAGGCTACGGCCAGTCATACGCAAGCCCGTTTGATAGTCCATTTGGTAACCCGCTTGCAAGCCAATTCGGTGGATACGGCACCACCTTTGGTGGCATGGGGATGGGCGGCGGTGGCATGGGTGGCGGCTACGGCCAGCAGCAGCCTTTGATGCCGCAGTACCAGCCGACCGTAAACGATCTATTTTCGCAATATTTTTCGCAGCAATATTACGGCGGCCAGGCGTTTAATCCGTTTGCGGCCACGTCGCTCTTTGGCGGTGGTTACGGTGGCGGATATGGCGGCGGTTACGGCGGAGGCGGACGCGGAGCGGGCAATCGCATGCGTGATCGTCGCAAGATGTTTGAAGACTTGTTTGCCCCAGAGAAAACTGATTTTGCGCAGCCTGAGCCAACACCGGCGCGGCAGCCGCAAGTGCAGCCGCAGGTGCAACCGCAGGTACAGCCGCAAGTGCAGCCGCAGGTACAGCCGCAGGCGCAGACCGGAACTGGCGGCGGCGGAAGCCGTACTTTTACTGGGCCAAACGCTTTGATAGATTCATGGAACGCGGCACAAGAGGCTCGCCGTACTTACGTTGCGCCTACGCCACCTGTTAGCGACATTCAATATGCAGGCGGCACTCCCGGCTTTTACGATAAGGGCGGCGCAGGCTATTCGCCGGGGATTATGCCGAGTGGGCCTGAAAGGCCGTTCATGCCGACGATTAGTGACCCAGACTACCAAGGAGTCGCTGGGCCGTCTGTGATGCCTGAAGTTCGTGAGCCTCAACCGCTCATAGAGTTTCAGATGCAGCCGTCTCTCGCACCGGCTCCTGCCCCGGCTGCTTCTCCGTTTTTGCAGCCGGGTCGAAGTGCAATCCGTCGTAGCTTTGGAAACAGGTGATACCGTGAAACAAGGGCTTTACTCAAACATTTGGGCCAAGCGTGAGCGCATCGCAGCAGGTAGCGGCGAGAAGATGCGCAAGCCTGGCGCGAAGGGCGCGCCGACTGCTAAGGCTTTTAAGGCCGCAGCAAAGACGGCGAAGAAGCGCAAGTGAAGACGCCGGCTTGGCAGCGCAAGGAAGGCCAGAACAAGAAGGGCGGTCTGAACGCTGCTGGCCGCGCATCCTACAAACGAGAGACCGGAGGCACGTTGAAGGCTCCGGTCAAGGGCGCGCCAACCACGCCAGAGCAGTTGCGTCGGAAGGGATCCTTTCTGACGCGCATGGGGTCGATGCCCGGCCTCCTCACCGACGAACAGGGCGACAAGACGCGCCTCAAGCTGAGCCTTGAGGCTTGGGGGCATTATGGTGGGAAAGCAGAGGCGGTAAAGAAGGGCCGCAATTTGCTTGAGCGATATAGGAAGCAGAAAAATGGCTGAAATGCGCGCATATTCTCCAACGCTACGTCAGCGATTGGTTGATCAAATTGCAAAGAGCTTAAAAAAAGCCGGATATTCTGATTCAGAGGCAAAATCCTCTGCTGATCGCGTTTCTCAGGTTTTTGGCGGAATTTTTGACGTCCAAGAAGGTGGTATGGCGGTGTCAGGGGGAGCCGCTGCCGTTGAGCGCGGTGATGTTGGCACTGGGATTTTAGATGTGTCTCTTGGTGCATTGCAGGCCGCTGCTGGGTTGACGCCAGTTGTTGGCGGAAAGGCAGGTTCTGCCGTAAAGGCAGGGCGCAGTACAATTAAGGGCGCACTAAGAAAAGCATTCCCTGGTATTTATGACGACCCTCGATTGGTTGCCGAAAGAGCGGAAGGCATGGTCATGCCTGAAAGCTCAAATCTAGGCAAACTTTTTAACGTAACTAGAGCTGATCTTTCGCGAGCCGCTCAGACCCCTGGAACAGCGCCTGGCGTAATTCCTGGCGCGCCAAAAAATCCGCGCGGATCGCCTAAGACAGAGCAAATTATGTCGCCTGCCAACACTCGCAGACTTGTAGAAGGTTTGCAGGCAACAGAAGAGTTTGCGCCAAAGTTGCGAGAGGGAATGACCGGCTGGTACATGATGGATCCAGCGTACCAGCGACTTGTTGAATTGGTTGGCCCTGAAGAAGCTGAAAAAAGGTATCGCCGGTTTAACGCATTGACATCTATGGCAAGCCCATCAAGCGATGTCATAACTGAATTGCGCCGAGGAACTGCCGCTAACAAACTTGCACAAGAGGGCAGATTTGATGAATTCATGCAATACGGCGGACTTCCGATTGAAGAGAGAATGAGGCTTGGACTGCCGACAGATTTGCTTGACTTTCCGTCACATGCATACCACTCAACGGCGCAAGCGCCAGCAATGGAAGCGTTTTTAAGGGAGGGGATGCCGCAGCTTAAAAGCCCGAAGGTTCCGCTTTACTTGCAGGCCAGCCAGGCTTCCGCGTTAGGTAGACAAAGCGATATACCAGTTGGAGACGCGCACTGGTCGCGTGCAGTTGGGCTTGCAGACGTTCGCCCAATGCGAATGGTAAAAGGCGAGCCAAAAATTCCAGGGCAAAGCGTTAGCACCGGAGAGCTTGCTGTGCTTGCCCCATGGTGGCGTGAGCAAGTAGCGAAGGAAGCCGGAATGGAAGCAGTCCCAGGACAAGCTACTGCATGGGGACTTTATTCTCCTGCGACCGGAGTTGATACACCTGTTGGACAGCCTAAACTTGAAATTTTGTCTGATTTGATTGAGCGTACATCAAATAGACTTAACGTGCCTATTGAGCGCGCTAGAGACATGGTTTTGCTTGGTGAGGCGCAGGCTGGGCGTATTGATCCGACAATGCTTGCTACACTTGGATTGAGCGCGGCTGGCGTTGCCGCGTACAATGAATATCAAAAGCGCAAAGATAAGGAGCAAAACAATGCCAAGTAAATCTACCAAACAAGCCCGCCTAATGGCCGCAGCCGCACACGATCCAGCCTTCGCCAAGAAGGTTGGCGTACCGATGAAGGTGGCTAAAGAATTCAACAAGGCCGACAAGGGCGGCAAGCTCTTGAAGAAGGCCATGAAGAAGAAGCCCAAGGGCGGCCTCCTCGCTTGAGCGAGCGCAACCCCTACATTGACGCCCGTAAGGGGCAAGACGCCAAAGACCTCCTCGAGAACCCGATTCTTGTGGAGGCTTTTGCCGTCTTGGAGGGCGAGTACCTCAAGGCGTGGCGCCAAAGCAAACCGGCAGACCAAGAAGAGCGCGAGCGTCTATGGCTCGCCGTCGGCATCCTTGAGGAAATAAAGCGCCACCTACGCATCGCGGTTGAGAACGGCGCGATGGCAAAACGCGATATTGACAAGATCAGCGGCAGGAAATAGCCGCTTGAATCCCGCACAATAGAAGTATGAGCGAAACCGGCACGGGTGTACCCCCGGGAAGCGTACAAAGCACGCAGGATGTTTTCGAGCAGATGCTCGCCGCTGATGAAGGCGAAAACGAGCAGCAAGAAACTGAAGGCGTGGGTGAGGTGCTTGAGGCGGAGGCCAGCGAGTCCGACGCCGAGAGCGATGAGCAAACCGAAGGCGACGAGGATGCCGAAGAGGCGCCACAGTCGGGCCAGACATTCCGCGTCAAAGTTGACGGGGAAGAAGTCGAGGTGCCGCTGGATGAGCTGCTGAAGGGCTACTCCCGCACCGCGGATTACACGCGCAAGACGCAGGCAATAGCGGAGGCCAGGAAACAGGCCGAAGTAGAGGCTGCGATGGCGCGGGAAGAGCGGCAACGGTATGCGCAGACATTGGAGGCGCTTGACGCGACACTCCGGCAGCTGCAACCGCCCGAGATTGACTGGGACAGGCTCTATCAAGAGAACCCGGTTGAGTGGGTGAGACAGCGCGAGGTGATGCGATCAAGGCAGGAACAGGCCAACTGGGTGCAGGCCCAGAAGCAGGCGCTGGTGGAGAAGCAGCAGGCCGAAGAGCGCATCGAGACAGAAAAGACCCTCGAAAGCGAACGAAGCAAGTTGCTTGAAGCATTGCCAGAGTGGCGCGACGTTGAGAAGGCTCGCGCCGAGAAGGCAAAGATCGTCAGTTATGCCACCGAAAGACTCGGCTTTACGGTCGAAGAGATTTCGGACATTTATGACGCTCGAGCCGTGGTAGCACTTCGCAAGGCCATGCTCTTTGACGATCTGATGAGCAAACGCGATCAGATGCGCCCAAAGATCATGCAAAAGGCTAAGCCGATGAAGGCTGGTGCCGCCTATGCTCCGCAATCCTCCAAGGTTGTTGCATCCAAGGCAGCTCTTTCTAGACTCGCAAATAGTGGCAGCCACCGCGATGCGGCTGCTGTGTTTGAACAGTTTATAGATTGAGGTAATTTCAAATGTCCCAGACAGCAAATACTTTCGATACCTTTGCCGCTAAGGGTATCCGTGAGTCTCTCTCCAACGTGATTTACAACATCTCGCCGGAAGAGACCCCGTTCATGTCGAACATTGGCCGCGAGAACGTCAAGAACACCTACTTTGAGTGGCAGACGGACTCGCTCGCCGCCGCTTCGACGACCAACGCGCAGGTTGAAGGTGACGATGTGTCGTCCTACGACTCGACCGCCGCCACGACCCGCATTGGCAACTACACGCAGGTCAGCCGCAAGACCGTCCTGATCTCGGGCACGCTCGAGTCGGTGGACAAGGCTGGTCGTCGCTCGGAGCTGGCCTACCAGCTCGCCAAGCGTTCGGCCGAGCTGAAGCGCGACATGGAGTCGATCATGCTGACGAACCAGGCGGCTGCCGCCGGTTCGGCTGGTGTCTCGACTGCGCTGCGTAAGACTGGCTCGCTCCTCGCGTTCCTGAAGTCCAACACGGACAAGGGCACGGGCGGCGCTGATCCGGTCTACACCGCCAAGCCGGATGCGACCCGCACGGACGCCACGGACGCCAACCTGCGCACGTTCACGGAAGCGATTCTGAAGACCGTGATCCAGAAGGTGTGGGCTGCCGGTGGCACGCCGAAGATCCTGATGGTTGGCCCGGTCAACAAGCAGCGCGTGTCGGGCTTCGCGGGTATCGCGGAGATTCGGCGC